CAATGAAAGCCCGTGGTATCGTGGTTATTGATTACTTGATCGAAGAAGATGCTGGATTTAGAGGTGCTGCAGAGGAGCAGGATAAGCTTGAACAAGCTATCAATTCCATCGTTAGCAACAATAAACGAGTTGTTTTCCACCAGGTAGATTTGAAAGAACGTCGTGGTGAGCGCACCATGGATATATCTAAAATGAAGTTTAGGCACTCCTAAACCCTTAAAACCACTAACTAAATCAAGAAAAAAGCCTCTAATGAAAATTAGGGGTTTTTTTATTTGCGCATTCTGTTAACTTTATAGCCCTTAGTACCAACCACTAGCAAGGGATGAGGTAATGGAAGCAGAACTAATAAAAACACTACTTAAAAACGATACCTACCAGGCAACGCAGGCAAAACTACGGAAATCAATCTTCTCTGACGAATACGAGGGCGTATACACCCTGCTTAAAACAGCACATGAGAAGTATGGATCTGATTTGAAGACAGAAGACTTGTTCTCTGTTTGGAGAGCATCCAATCCAGTAGCTACTGCCAGTGAAAGCGCAGACTTCAAAGACATTCTTGATGGGATCAAACGATCAGAAAGCATTACGCCTGCTGTAGCCCAGGATGTAATCGAAAGTCTGTGGCGGCAGGAGATTGGCAGAGACGTTGCCAACATCGGTATCAATATGTCGGAGGGTGACACCTCTGCCATGCTTAAACTACAGTCGTTGCTTGAGAAAGTTTCAGACTCTTACATGCCAGACGAATTTGGTGATCCGACTACTGACAACATCTACGAACTACTGGCAGAGACATCCGATGACAATCGCTGGAAGTTTAATATCGAAACACTATCCCGTCATGTTTACGGCATAGGTCCATCAGAATTTGGGATTGTGTTTGCTAGACCTGAGACAGGTAAGTCAGCATTCTTGATTAGTATAATAGCTGGTCCAGGTGGTTTCTGTCAGCAAGGGGCCAAAGTTCTTTATCTAGGTAACGAAGAGCGGACCACGAGGACAAAGCTTCGTGCTATCCAAGCTTGTTCTAACATGACACGGGAACAGATATCTGAAAATCCTGATTTAGCTATGAGCAAGTATCAGGCGATTAGAGATCGTTTGATTATGCAAGACATCCAAGAGTGGGATCTGGATACAATCAATGCTTACTGCGAAAAGGTTAAGCCCGACGCCCTGTTTATAGACCAGGCTGACAAAGTTACCATCTCTGGAAACTACAACAGCAGCCATGAGCGCTTGCGTGAATTGTATCGAAGCCTGCGTGAGTTAGCCAAGAGGCATGATTGTGCTTTGATTGGTGTCAGCCAAGCCTCTGCAGAAGCCGAAGGTAAAACCCGTGTAGACTTCAGCATGCTTGAAGGTTCCAAAACAGGGAAAGCTGCGGAAGCTGACTTGATAATAGGTATCGGGAAAGCAGGCTCAGGTGACGACAATGAGCCAGACAATCGTCGCTTTATTAACATTTCCAAAAACAAACTATCAGGCTTTCACGGTTACGTGATTGCTATGATTGAACCACAGGTGAGCCGCTATGTTGAGTGAAGAAGATCTTAAAGAGTTCTATGAAGAGCAGCTTCGGCAACGTCAAAAAGAATACTCGCAAACAAAATCTAGCCTACTCGATGAACAAATCGAACTTCTACAAAAGCTGGCTGGCAATCAAATAAAAATACTAATGGGGCAAAAATGAAAATACTTGTACTAGACTTGGAAACAACAGTTGACCGCTTCGATGGGAAAATAGACAACAGCCCATTCAATCCTAAAAACAAATGCGTGATGTCTCAATACGGCTTCATAGGCTGGGACACAGTAGACCATGTTCAGGTTGATACCTACTACCACAAAGAATGTACGTCTCCTGCGTCCAAAGATGGACTGCAGACCGCTCTTGATGAAGCTGAACTTATTGTAGTCTACAATGCTAAGTTCGATGTGAACTGGATGCTGGAGATGGGTTTTAAAATATCCTGCCCCATCTATTGCTGCATGGTAGCTGAGTACGTTTTGGCTAAGGGCCAACGGCAGGAACTTAGTCTCAAAGCTACAGCAGAACGATATGACGTTACACGCAAGAAGTCCGATCTGATCGATAAGATGTTTAAAGACGGCACTGGCTTTGAAGAGATGCCGTTAGACACTGTGATTGAGTACGGTATTGCGGACGTAATATCCTGCGGTGAAGTGTACCTCAAACAACAAGATATTCTTGAAGCAGAGGAGAACAAATCTCTAGTTCCTGTCATTGGTATGATGAACGAGATGCTAGAGTTCTTGGTGGAGATTGAACGAAACGGTATTAAAGTTGACCTGGAAGTTCTTGACCAAATCAAGGTCCAATTTACCGAAGAACACAAGCAGCTAACAGACCGCCTGCATGACATCATTGATGAAGTGATGGGCGACACCCCAATCAATCTAAACTCAGGGGCGGACATGACTAAGGTTGTGTACAGCCGTGAAGTTATTGACCGTGCCACGCACCAGCAAGTGTGGAACATCGGTGTTGGTGCCAATGGCAAACCTTTACCGCCCCCACGCATGAACGATGCGGAAATGAAACGTGCAGTCCGTGCAACCACGCAAGTTATACAACGCACAATGGCCCGTTGCTGTGACACCTGTGATGGCAGAGGTAAGATACAAAAGGTCAAAAAGAATGGTGAGCTTTGGAAGAACCTATCCAAGTGTGCCAACTGTAATGGTGTAGGTGCTTTCTATGATCCTACAGGTGTGACCGCAGGTCTTAAACTTATACCTGAAGAGCCAAGCTACGGATCTATCAATGGGTTTAAAACTGATAAGGCCACAATAAAAAGTCTTATCAAGCAGGCCCAGCGCAAAGACAACCTTACGGCTGTTGAGTTCCTGCAAAAGTTATCCCGCCTGAATGCGGTATCCACATATCTTGATAGCTTTATTCAAGGCATTGAGACTTGGACACGCCCCAGTGGTTTGCTTCATACCAACATGAACCAATGCATCACAGCTACAGGCCGCTTGTCTTCATCAAACCCTAACTTCCAAAACCAGCCTAAGCGGGGCTTCCCTGTTAGAAAGGCAGTGGTTAGCCGCTTCCCTGACGGCATTGTGGTAGAGGCGGATTTCAGTGGTCTAGAATTTAGAGTAGCTGGAGAACTTTCCAGAGACCCGCAGATAATCGAAGATATTCTCACAGGCAAAGATATCCATAAGCAAACTGCGGCTATCATTAATGAAACCGATGCCAAAACCATTGATAAAGATCAAAGGCAAGCAGCCAAGGCATATACCTTCGCCCCTCTATATGGTGGTATGGGTGCGGGTGAACCACAACATATACGCAATTACTTCCAAGAGTTCTTCAAGATCTATGAAGGTTTAGGGCAGTATCAGAAGCGTCTTATGGATGGTGTGCTTAAAAACGGGATCGTGCAGACACCTTCAGGGCGTCAATACTTTTGGCCTAACGTAAGGCGTTTGCGCAATGGGCGTGTTACTAACGCCACACAGGTTGTTAACTATCCTGTGCAAGGCTGGGCCACAGGCGACCTAGTCCCCCTAGCCTGCATCCGTGCGCTTGCAAAGTTTAGGGAACTAAACCTTCGTTCAAAGCTCATACTAACTGTCCATGACTCAATATGCGTTGACTGTCATCCTGATGAACTTGAGCAGGTTAAAGAAGCACTAACCTGGTCCATGCAAGGTGTTCCAGAAGAAGTGGAGAAGCGGTGGGGTTACACTTTCGCCCTGCCCCTCGCCATAGAAATTTCTGGCGGCAAAAACTGGCTTGATCAAGTAGAATATGATTGACGAAGTGCCACTTAACGTGCCATAATAAAAGTCCACTAAGAAAGGGTCACAAAGATGAATGATCTAACAACCATTGATGGTATTGAGTTAGCAGAACTTGCAAATATTTTAGGAACCGAAACATCGTCAGGCGGCGGAGACACACTTGTACGTGTACCAAAGCTTGACCACCAACACGCAGCCGACGACGACGACGGGAACCCAATGCCCCGTGGTGAGTTCAGGTTGCATATGCCAGACCAGATTGTGTACGCAAAGACAGTACGCTTTCGCCCTCTTGCGTCTCATGTGCAGTATTTTCTATGGGAAGACGATAAGTTTGTTAAATCCCGTGCATTGAAAAATATGCGTGAGGAAGCCCGTGACACAGCAGGCGGTATCGCTTGTGGTATGCCCGAATGGGAAGTCCGTGCTGAGAATGAAGACTTGCGTCAAAAGTACAAAGATTGCCAGCGGCGTATTGTACGGGGTCTCGTATCTATGACAGGCCATAATATCGAAGGTGATGAAGTAATCATTGAGAACCAACCTACCATTTATTTTGGTAAGGGACGTACTAATTACGGCGGGTTCTTTAACGAATACATCAAGCAGCTTCCTAAAGGCTCTAATATCTTTGATTATGAAGCCAATATGTCTACAGAGCGGCTGAAGGTTGGGGCCACAGTGTTTTTTAAAATCCACTGGGAACCTCTTCTTAAAAACAAACTTCCTATGACACAGGACGTGTTTGAGACGATGAAGGTTTTTGCAGATACGATTACTGCAGAGAACAAGTACGTCGATGATCAGTACTTCAAGGCTCACGCAGAAGACAGTCTGGATAGCAAAGCTATGGCTGCTATTGAAGACAGCCTAGAAGCTGATCTAGCGGACGCATAATGGGCCTGCAGTCGCAAATCCACGAAGTTTTAGACCTTCTGTCTAACAACGAAGCTGACAAGCTTGAGGTTGAGCCTGAAGAGTTGGCAAAGATGGCTAGAAAGGCTGGGCAGAGCTTTGAAGAAGCAATTCTTCGACAGTTCACACGGCAGAACGAAGAGTTTCGTTTCCGTATGTCCAACGTAGGAAAGCCTCTTTGTCAGCTACAGATGGCTAACAGTGGTGCGAAGCAAGAGCGCAAAGACTACAACTTCATTATGCGGATGCTTCATGGTGATGCCATAGAATGCATTATGGATCTGGTCCTGGAACTCTCTAAGGTCAACATTACGGGCAGCAAGTCCAAGGTTGAGCTTGAGTTAGAGGGCTACACCATCAAGGGCGAAGACGACATAGAAATTGATGAAAAAGTTTATGACATCAAATCTTCGTCACCCTTTGCCTTTGAGCAGAAATGGAAAAAAGGTCTTCCTGCTTTGAAAGCTGACGATCCTTTTGGGTATGTAGGTCAATTGATCGGATACTCAGATGGTCAGAACAAAGATACAGGTGGCTGGATTGTAGTTTGCAAAAGCACAGGACAGGTTGTTGTTGTAGACGCTGACTTCTCTGATGAAGAGAAGGACGCAGTGAAATCCGATATAGCTACAAAGGTTAAAGCTATAAACGAAGACTGGTCTTTTCAGCGCTGCTTTGAGCCTGTGGATGACTTCTTTAACAAGAAGTACACGGGTTCTAAAAAGCTACCCATGTCCTGCGTCTTCTGTGATTTTAAGCAGTCTTGCTGGCCTAAAGCTCAACTTCTTCCACAACCAAATTCAAGGGCCAAAGAGCCTAAGAAAAATTGGTACGTTATGTATGAAGGAAAGGAACTGTAGGTGGCAATCAAACCTTCGTCTGCAAAGGCAAAGGGACGTAAGCACCAACAGTGGGTTAGAGATAAAATATTGGCTCTGTTTCCTAAATTGGAACCAGATGATGTTCGATCCACAGGGATGGGACAGGGCGGTGAGGATATTCAGTTATCCCCCGCCGCCAGAAAACTCTTCCCCTACTCAGTTGAGTGCAAGTCTCTGAAGTCGATAGGCGTCTATAAATTCATGGAGCAGGCGCAAGCCAATTGCCCCTCGAAAGCAGAGCCAATCGCCATAATCAAATCAGACCGCCAGAAGCCTTTGGCTGTCATCGACGCAGAACACTTTTTTGAACTGATCGGAAAACTGAAATGAAACCTGAAGACCTTCCCGAAGATAGTATGGGCATCATTATGCAGCCACAGCCTGATGGGGACTTTGGCGTAACCGTTATCCACAACCTCTCTGACCAGTGGTCTGAAGAGGAAGCTGAACCCTTCATGGACATCCTTAACGGCCTAAACATGGTCTTGAGCAACGGGTTTGAGATGTTGGCAATGTATGGCGCTATGGGCCGTGTGCTTAAAGACGTTATGGACCAGGCTGATGAAGGCCCTGAGATTGTCTTTGAGGCAGATGAAGAGCTTTTAGAAGCCATTAGTGATGCCAAGGTTGTTCCATTTAACGGCAAAAAGTGGACACACTAATGGACGCCGTTAACAGCCCCCCGCATTACAATCAGTCTGGCATCGAATGCATCGAAGCAATCCGTGCTGCCCTGGGTGACGAAGGCTTCAAGAAGTACTGCCAAGGAAACGCAATCAAGTACCTGTGGCGCTACGAATACAAAGGTGGCGTCCAGGATTTGGACAAAGCTGTTTGGTACATCCACCGCCTGCGTCGTGAGTTTCTCAACGAAGATATTAAGCTTGAAGAGGAGTAGCGTCGTGACACCTGGATATGAATATTTTGACGAAGGAAACGCATCCTTGCGTGATCCTGATACCTATCTGGGCAAAAGCCCCCTTGATATGGTCCAACATTTTGCCCGCACCTACAATCAGACGATGAAGCATAGCTGGGTGAAAGGGAGCAATAAAGATCTCCTGCGAACTGTCCTGATTAAGGAAGAATACGCCGAAGTGCTTTCGGCTACAGACGCCGCAGAATTGCTCAAAGAATTAGCCGACCTTGTTTATGTGACCTACGGATTTGCCGCCACGTTTGGATGGGATCTGGACGAAGCTGTGCGCCGTGTACACGCCTCAAACATGAGCAAGTTGGGTGAAGACGGTCAGCCCATCTACCGTGAAGATGGCAAGGTTTTAAAGGGACCAAATTATGAAGAACCAAATCTAACAGACTTAGTCTAGGGAGCAGAAATGAACAATTATCTACCAACCGATTACCAGGCTTTTATTCACACGAGCCGCTATGCCCGCTGGCTTGAAGAAGAAGGCCGTCGTGAGACATGGGGCGAAACTGTAGGCCGCTATGTGGACAACATTGTAGCCACAGTAGTACCTGACGAGAAGGTACATAACGAGATTGCAGAAGCCATCACAGGTCTAGAAGTGATGCCCTCTATGCGCAGTATGATGACTGCAGGAACCGCTGCAGAGCGGGACAACACCTGTATGTACAATTGTTCTTACTTAGTCATCGATGACATGAAGGCTTTTGATGAAGCTATGTTCATCCTGCTCTGTGGGACAGGCGTAGGCTTTAGCTGTGAGCGCCAGTACATCAAGCATCTTCCCGAAGTGCCAGAAACTTTATTTGATAGTGAAACAACTATCATGGTTAAAGACAGCAAAGAGGGCTGGGCAAAAGCATATCGCCTACTTATTTCCATGTTGTTTGCAGGTGAAATTCCTAAATGGGATGTGAGCAATGTACGTCCTGCAGGCGCACGTCTGAAGACATTCGGTGGACGGGCAAGTGGCCCAGCGCCTCTGGTAGACTTATTCAACTTCACAATTGATACATTCAAGCAGGCTACAGGCCGTAAGCTATCAAGCTACGAGTGCCATAGCATCATGTGCAAGATCGGTGAAGTAGTGGTGGTAGGCGGTGTACGTCGTTCCGCTATGATTAGCCTATCTAACCTGTCTGATGACCGTATGCGCCACGCTAAGTCGGGTGAATGGTGGAAGACTGCACCGCATATGGCATTAGCAAATAACTCCGTTGCCTACACTGAGAAGCCTGACGCTATGTCCTTTTTGCGTGAGTGGACCTCGTTAGCAGAAAGCGGTTCAGGTGAACGGGGTATCTTCAACCGCCAAGCCGCCACTAAACAAGCTGCTAAGAATGGACGCCGTGATCCTACTCGTGAATGGGGGACCAACCCGTGTTCAGAAATTATTTTGGCGGGGCCAAAACTAGATAAGAATGGAAACCCTATTGCTGGCACAGGTGGTCAGTTTTGTAACCTTAGTGAGGTAGTAGTTCGTGCTTCAGATAATAAAAAAGATCTTCTTCGGAAAGTCCGTATCGCAACCATCCTGGGAACGATACAATCTACCTTTACCAAGTTCCCATATTTGCGAAAGGTGTGGGCTAGAAATACAGCCGAAGAACGGCTGCTTGGTGTGTCACTCACAGGGATAATGGATAACACCCTTACGAATGGCAAAGAGGGTGATCTGAACGCATTACTTGAAGAGTTAAAGCAGTGCGCAATCGACACAAACAAGGAATGGGCTGATAAGCTGGGCATTGAAGTGTCTGCTGCTATCACTTGCGTAAAACCAAGTGGAACGGTTTCACAACTTACAGACAGCAGTTCTGGGATACACGCACGGCACTCGCCTTACTACATCCGCACGGTTCGTGGTGACAACAAAGATCCTCTCACACAGTTTATGAAGGACCAAGGTGTTCCAAATGAGCCAGAGGCCTTTAAGCCCGATCAAACCACAGTTTTTAGCTTCCCTGTTAAAGCACCTGAAGGCTCTGTGGTTACCGCAGATATGTCTGCAATTGATCAGTTGAAAATGTGGCTGACTTATCAAAGAGCATGGGCCGAACATAAGCCAAGTGTGACTATAAATGTCACTCGTTCTGAATGGATGGCTGTAGGTGCCTTTGTTTATGAGCATTTTGATGAAATGTCGGGAGTATCTTTCTTGCCATTCGCAGAGCATACATATCAGCAAGCACCCTACCAAGACGTAGGTAAGTCCGATTACGAAGCCATGCTCTCTATCATGCCTGAAAGTATCGATTGGACCAAGCTTGCGGCGTATGAAGCAGAGGACAACACCTCTGGTAGTCAAACGATGGCCTGCTCAGGTGACTCATGCGAAATCGTAGATCTGACGGCCTAAGAGCGCAGCCGTTTGAGGAAGGCTATCAGGCCTTCTTCGACGGGCGGCTGACCTGCAACTATAGAACCGCTTCCACTTTCTACAAAGAGTGGTTGCGGGGCTTTAACGCTGCATACTTTGATAACAGGAGTTGTCATGTACAAAGAGTTTCAAAAGGATGACTTCGATAAGTTTGATGAAGCCGCCCGTACCAAAGCTAAGAATTTTTGGATATCGCAGGGATATTCTTGTGAGGATAACCCTGACGATTACGCTGTAGATCTTATTTGTTCTAAAGACGACACGAAGTTCTACTGCGAGGTTGAAGTTAAGCGTCCCTGGCATGGGGTAGCATTTAAATTTGATAGCTTACACATACCTCTGCGCAAGAAGAAGTTCTTAGACAAACCTACGCAATTTATGGTCTTTAATAACAGCCTCACTCATGCCGCTGTTGTAAGCCGTAAGACAGTCCTCGCATCACCCACAGTCGAAGTCTCAAATGTTAAGATTAGACACGGTGAGCGGTTCTTTAACATCCCAAAAGATAAAATAATCTTCGTCACAACACTATAGGAGTATACTATGACTGAAGCAGTACAAAAGGCGTTTGAAGACGCACAAAGCACCCCTCTAGAGGCGGTAATGATCCTTGGACTTAGTGAAAGTGGTGGGCTTACTATCAACTCCAGCTTGAACAACATTGCAGCAATGCACTGGATGCTTAATAAGTCTATCTTTGACATTAATGTCTTCCAAAACAACGCCAAGCCTGAAGAACAGGCGGAAGAGGAAAAAAAGGAATAAAAAAGCCCCCAGGTCATTGACCCAGAGGCTGTAATTCTTATATAATACACATGAGACGGCGGTTTGGTCACTGCCCTTTCAAGTTTAGTGAGAAGCCCCCTAGTTCTGCTAGGGGGTTTTCTTTATTAGGGGAGAATGTTTATCATTTGATCTTCTATCGTCTGCCTTCCTTGCGCCACCACCCCTTCAACGGTTGCGGCAGTTTCAATTAAAGACATCATGAAATCTTGCTCAGAACTTTCATCTTCTTCACTGTATATACCTGAACGAATTACCCAGGCGTACAGTAAATCCATTTGCTCCTGTGTCATACCTTTATTGGGGTCAGGGACTACCTTGTTAGCAATTGCCACAAACTCATCAGGATTTGAAAGTAGAGTTTCTGCTAGACGCACAGACGACGCAGGATTTATTTTATCATTGATAAACCCAGAAGCACTGGCTCGAACCCTAGCGCCTAGTCTACTCAAAGCACCAAACGTCAGAGTAACCAGTTTGTTTGCGGCTGAGATAGCTTCCGTCTTGTCTGCAGTAATAGAGTTTCCTGCTCCAGACGTTGCTTTTCTAGTGCCTGCTTGAATACCCATCAAGTCTAAGTAAGTCTCAAAGGCTTCTGCAATTTCAGGCTGATCTTTGTATACCAGGCGGGCTTTGTCTAAGAAGTTAGTAACACCACCAAGTTCTTGCTCAATCTTAGCAGCACTGACACCACGTTGGTCAGGCATCTCCCGTGTTGCTATTAGGAACCGCTCTCTAAAGAATTTGCTAAACGAAGCTTCTATGCCTTGTTGAGTGGCCTCACGAAGGGCAGGATCTGCAATCGCATCAACTTGATTTAAGATGTCTACCAGTTGTCCTGCGGGCTTACCCTCTACCATGCCTAAAGCTTGATTGTCTGCAAACAGCTTATCTAGAACAGCCTGTGTATTAGGAAGCGCCTGTCCTGTAGAGCCTGCGAAGAAGCGACTAAGCGCACTGGCCTTCAACTGATCTTCGGCTGCGGCGAGTGTAGCTTTTGCAGCATCAATCCTAGCAGCAAGCTCTGGAGAAATATTCTGCATCCGTGTCATTGTACGCAGGAAAGACCTGATTTGATCCGCTGCAGGCTTTGTAGCAGGGTTACCATCTAACAGACTTGCCCGCTCCATTAGCTTCTGACGCACTCCAGCAAAGTCTACTTCATTAAGCGCTTTACCTGCCTGTGTATCCAAAGCAACCACAGCATCGGCAATAACGTAATCTACTACATCATCTACACTTCCACCTGCGTCTGGTAGCATTAAGGTATCGATCATGTTGCTACCCTGAAGACGGTTAGCATCCGTAAGTACGCCTTCGACCTGCTGCCGTGTGGCGTCTAGTGGCCCTGGTAAGTCTAAGCGCCCTGCGGAAGAGTTATTTACACGATCAAGTTCTTGTAGAACCCCACCGTCCCGCCAGTATTGTGAGAACTCATTCTTGTAGTAATCCATGGCCTCTGCGGCAGAAGCAATCTTGCGTATTTGCCCTGTATCATTCAGGTACTCAATTGCATCGTCATCAATTAGACGTTTTATTTCCAAAAGATCTTGTAGTGCAGACGTTGCCTCGAAACTACCATCACGCTCAAGTCGGGATAGTGTGTCTACAAGATTAGGTCTTACGCTAGTGTACAAGTCTTGGAATGTAACATTATTGCTTAAAAACTTAATGGCGTCGGCTTCATCCATTTCGTCTACAACTGCAAGTAAATCTCCAAGCTGGCTGTTTCCTGGCTTTGTAGGATTACCTGCATCTAGGAATGATTTATTCAATACCGAAAGTCTTTCGTATAGGATTTCTCCAAACTGCTGACCTTCTGCGTTGCGAAGATTTAGACGACCACCTTTGATTCTACCAAACAGTTCATCTTTTCTCTGTGTCATAACTGTGTTGGCTTGGCGCAACTTAGCAACAATGTTGTCCATACTTGCGTTTCTATCAAGTACAATAGACACACCATCTAAATCGTTTAGCTGCTCAATCTTACTGCCGAAAAAAGGATCGTTATCAACTTCTTCTGCGATACGTGCGCTAAAGTTTGTAGCTTCGGCTTCCGCTGCAGCAACACCCCTTTGGGCGTCAATAATAGGGGCCTTAGCTTCTTCTCGTAGCACATCCCCTGTCTGGCTTATAGCAGCATTTCCGCCACGGGCCTCTGCCATTTCTCCTGTTTGTTCGACAAGAGATTGTGACGCACGTCCCTGAACAGTAGCTAGTTCGCCCGTAGTGTTTTTATTACCAATAACGCCTTGCTCAAGTGTACGTGCGGCAGAAACAATGCGACTTGCCGTTTCAGTGTCGTTATTTCTAACTGCACGTTGTACCGCTGCTAGAGTACTAAGACCAATCTTAACCTCTTCACCGTCTACATCCATAATAACATCTTTATTTTCTTGGATGTACTGAATGAGTTCGTTTTTAATTTGTGCAACCCTTTGTGCAGAAGCACCAGGTTCCGCTGCAACGGCAAGTTGGTCTAGTACGTTACTAACAAAAGCTTCCTGTCGTGAATTTTTACTTAACGCACCTGTGATAGTGGCGGCACCAGAAAATAGATACACAACTTTTGTGCCTGCAACAGCGGCTTCCGCACCAGTTTGAAGAACCCTTGCACCGAACAATGCGTCTGCCAGGATATTAGCCTTTCTAGCCATTATCTGTCTGTACTGCGGGTCTTCTGGATTTACCGTAATACCTTGTGCCAAGGGTAGCATGGCGTTTTCGCCTATGAACAATGTCTCAATGTCAGGGTTTAACGCCGCTGCCATACCCGCTTCAGTGCTAAGTATTCTTGTAGTTGATGCTACTTTAGGAGCATACCGCATAAGATACTGAGAGGCTTCTGCAGCGTTGCTCACACCGCCAAGTTTGGCAGAAATACGGCTCAGTCCACGCTCTAACCAATTGCCCACTTTTGTACCCGCAGAACCACCAACAATAAGCTGAGATCCTTCCAGTGCTACGCTATCTAGCAGGCTATCGGAGTCCATGGGTGGTGATGGAAATACCTCATCAACAAACCCTACGGTATCAGAGGTCATATTGATATCACCGATATCCATACCCGTGATTGCTTCAGTGGCGTCTATCGCAGAGTTAGCAATATTATTGCCTATAGCATTTAGATAATCATTCCCTGCTGCCAGTACTTGTACAAGACCTTTAGCACCCTGCATGATACCGTCATCAATATTATCTGTGAAATCTAACGCAGGATCAGTAAAGGGTAGCATGTCTGGTCTAGGAATAGCCTTACCGTTATAGGTAGGTTGTCCTAAAGCACTTGTCTCACCCACGGCAACGTAGGACTCGTATAGACGCATTGCGGCTTCACGACCTTCTGTAGTGGCGGCAAAGCTGTCGTACATGCTTCTAGACAACTCAGGAAGCTCTGGAGTTTCCGTAAACACACCTGTCATCTTAGCTTGTGCAATTTGCTCCTCAGTAGCGTTACCAGGGACTAAGACTTCCACACCACTTTCATCTGTAATCATCTGATAGTCTGCAGGAGCCACCTGTTGGCGTCCATCTGAGTAGGTAAATATCTTGTCTGCTGCAGTACCACGCACTCGTTCTGTTGGCTTTTCTCCAAAACCAAATTGATACCAAGGTCTATCTGTCTCTACTTGAAAATCAGTAGGGAAAAACTCTGGGTATATACCTTTAAGCCTATCAAACTCAGCGGCGACATCTTCGTTGATATCCAGTATTCCTGGTATCATACTTACGGAGTTATCGTTAACCACTTCGCCTGTGTATGGATCTACACCCATCATTTTAATCATGGCTTGGCGGTCTGCCGCTTCCTGCTGTACGGCAGGATCAAGCTCTTGTGTACTGTTGTTAACAACGGGTGAAGGTTGCTCCGCATCAACAATAGGCACAGGTTCCGAAGATTGTACCTCAGAACTTTCCACTACAGGTTCAAATGCGGCCCAAGGATCTTCTTCCTCAGTAGTATCCTCTACAACAGGTTCAAATGCGGCCCAAGGATCTTCTTCATTAACTGTGGTTCCAGTAGTATCTGCCATCACTCACCTGCCTTTTCGGGTACTGTAAATAGTCTGCCGTCAGGAGCTTTTATAACTGTTCCAGGAGGATACTTGAAACCTTCTGCGGGGCTTGTAACCAGGATAGGATCTTCCTTAGTACCTGCCGCCACCGAAGTCGTTACGTCTGATGCCACAGGCTGCGCATTCATCGTATTGGTAAATGAAGTGCTTAGTGTTGGTTCGTTACGAGTGTTCACAAACTCTGTGAAGTTCAGTGGCGTAGCCGTTGGATAGAACCCATACTCCTGTTTAAATCCTGCAAAGTTTGGATTTGTATTAAGTGTAGCTACAACTCTATCATCGTAGTTCTGTATCTTAGACCGCATGTAGTCTCGTAAGTTTTGCTCGAAGGCTTCAACACTTCCTTGAGTTTCCAGCATCTGCGTCAGGCGCTCAAAGTCTTTGTTTGACATAGCATTGCCAGACTGACCTTCGATACGACCAGAACGGAAGGCTAGGATGATCATAGTTGCTTCAAACCTAGCGGTATCATCCGCAAGGTTTTGTACATCTTGTGATACAATAGCATCTAGGAAGCTTTGGTCACGGCCCTGTTCTTTCATAGCTTCTAAGAATTGATCTTCAGTAATGTACGAAACAGGTTCGCCCGTATCTGAATTTGTACCCTGTAGTGAAGACCCGCCAAGTAAGTTCCCTGCTACTGTTAAAACGCTTTCAGTGCCACGAACTGTGCTTGTAATGAACTGGGCAAAATCCCCACCTGCGTTACGCACCATTTCGTTATTTTTGGCGATAGAAATTGCAAGTTCAGAGTTACGCAAAGCTTCTGCAAGGTTAGCATTTTGTCCTGCTAATTCCATGCTGTACTTCTGAACTTCAGTACGGGCAGTTTTAAATGTGTTTAGCTGAACGTCAGACATCAATAAAACTGTGCCTTTGCCCTGCAACTCTGCGTCTACAGGAGTTAGGCCACCTTCACTATCACGTCGTGCTAGGATGTACTTTTTACTTCCATCTTCTAAAGTTATTACCGCATCAATAACTTCCGCCGCATCAACTCCTGCAGCAATTAGGTCTGATGTAGTTTTTAGCTTAACTTGGTTATCCAAAAGATCATTAAGTTGCGTAATAACGCTGCTATCAGCACCTTCTGAAATTGCCAGGTCTAGCGCCGTCTGTGCCTTTGCCACACTATTTACATTCTCTGCGTAGCTTCTAAAGCTCTTAGAAGTCTCTTCCAGGTTCTTAGCTTTTGCGTCTGCAAACTCTTTGATTAGACCTCTATTAGTTTCACTAATATTTGTGTCAGTTTCCATTACTCGCAGGATTTCAACACTTAGATTATCAAGAGAGGCCGTATTAAATTCCGCCTGCGTTCTAGCTGCATAGATTTGTTCTGCAGCATCCCTAACATCCTGGCCATACCCTAGAGAGTTATTCACTACGCCAAGAAGTTTATCGTTGGTCATATCCGACACAGTTCGATAGAACTCTGTTTCTTTCTCTTTGATAACTGTTTCTAGAGAAGCAAGCATGTCAGCAGGAACATTAGCCCCTGACTGCATGCCTTTAAGGACTGCTAGTGATAGTCCATTCATTTCTTCAACAGTCATGATGCCTCTAGCGTTAGCCTGGGCAACCTGTAAGATCTGAGCAGCCTGACCAGGGAACTGCTGCTGATAGCCCACATAGTTATTTTCAGTAATACTAGCCCAAGGCACATTTCTCCCTTTAGTGTCTATGAGGATTCGTGCGTC